AAGGTCGAGCGAGTGCATCGCAATTAGATAGTGCTTTTGATAAAGTTAGTCGTTCGGCACTTGGAGCAAATACAGATTTACAACTAATTCAGCAAACTTTACGTAATTTGGATAGCGGATCAAGTATTGAGGAAGTCCGACAAGAGCTAGAACGTTTGCAACAAGAATCTCAACAAGCAGAAGAAAGTGTAAACGAATTAAGTGGAGCTTTTCAAGCTTTAGGCGGTATTCTAGCGGGTGTTGGTATTGCTGAGGCAATGGAAAAAGCGCTTGAAGTTGATGATTTAAAAGCGAAAATCGATGTGACATTTGATGTTCCCGAATCATCTAAAGAAAGTATTCGCGAGGCGCTTGCCGATGTGAAGAAATATGGTGTGGATGGAGAAGAAGCTTTAGAAGGACTCAGACGACAATTTGCATTGAATAAAGATGCAAGTGATGAAACAAACGCTTCGGTTGTCAGAGGTGCTGCATCCATTGCTTATGCTTATACCGGTATCGACTTTACAGAATTAATCCAAGAAACAAACGAAATTGGGAAAGAGCTTGAAATTTCGGACGAAGAAGCATTAAACCTGGTTAATTCATTATTAAAAATCGGATTTCCACCAGAACAGCTAGATATAATTGCTGAATATGGAAATCAACTAAGACGTGCTGGCTATGAAGCTAAAGAAATCAAAGGTATCTTAGCTGCAGCGGTTAATACTGGTTCCTGGAATATTGACAATCTTCTTGATGGTTTAAAAGAAGGGCGAATAAGAGCTGCCGAAATGGGTTCCGGTTTGACGACAGCGATGAGAGATAGTTTAAAAATTGCAACTGATGATGGCAAGAAAATGTCGGATGAGCAACTCAGTAACATGCAAAGTAGTATGTCCAAACAAGAAAGTGCATTAAGCTCATCGTTAAGTAAGAGGCTAAAAGCAGCATCTGAAAATTTAGATAAACAAAAAGAACATCTGAGTAAAACATTAGACAAAGAATATGAGTCTGTATCTAATGGGTACCAAAAACAAGAAACTGCGCTAGAAAAGTCTCTGTCTAAAAAACAAGAGGCTTTATCTGAATCATGGGACAAACAAAAGGAACAGCTAAATAAAACGTTAGAAAAAGAATATGAATCAGTGTCATCCACATATGAGAAACAAGAAAAAGCACTTGAAAAGTCATTAACTAAAAAACAAGATGCTATTAAAGATTCATATGAAAAACAAAAAGATGAATTAGAAAATGCACTAGAAAAAGAATATGAAGCGTTTGAAAAGTCTACTGAAAATAAAATAGCATTAATCGACAAGGAATATACCGAAAAATTAAAGCTAATTGACGAAGAAAAATACAACCAAATAAAAGCTATTGAGTCTCAAATAAATAGATTAGACTCTTTGACTGCAGCAGAAGATAAGGCCGCAAAGGCAAGGGAAAATGCTAATCGTAGAGCCGAACTAGTAGCACGAACTAATTCCGCGAAAACTTCTAAAGAAAGACAAGAAGCTTCTAAAGATCTAGCAGAATTCGATGCGAAAATGAGAGATGAAGCAAAGAAAGAAGCAAGAAGAGGCATCATCGATTCGTTAAAAGATAGAAAAGAAGAGATTAACGAAGCATTTTCAGCTAGAAAAGATGCATTAAAAAGTGAACAAGAAGAAGCTAAATCAAAAGCTAAAGAANCCGCTGATGAAGCTAAAAAAGCATTAAAAGCGGAACAAGAAACAGCAAAAAAAATTCTTNATGATAAAGCAAAAGAAGCATTAGAAAACGTAGCCGAATCAAACAAGAATGAACTTGAAGCCNTTCGTGATCTTAATAAACAAAAGTTGAATGTACTGAAAGAAGAACAGGCTACACGAAAAGCAGCACTCGATACACAGGCAAAGAATGAAATATCTGCGATGAATGAAAGAGTGAAAGCGGAAATTTCAGCTTTTAAGGATGTTAATAAACAAAAATTAAGTATCTTAAAAGAAGAACAAGATGTACAAAAAGCTACACTCGACAAACGGATAAGTGATCAATTAGAAGCTACAAGGGCAGCTAATCAGAGTGAGTTAGAATCATTCAAAGAAATGAACAAGAAGAAGTTAGAAATGGCTAAAAATCCACCAGATTCCGCACAATTCCAGGCGTTAGAAAAACAGCTAACAGGTTGGGGTAAGGCTATCGCAAAAGGTGGAGAAGAAGGTTCTCAGGCGTTCGAAGATATGGTCAAATGGTTGGATAGTATTGAAGATGCTACTGAGCGAAACGCAATTGGCACTGCGGTATTCGGAACAATTTGGGAAGATCAAGGCGAAAACATCGTTGATTCCATTTTAAATGCTGATGACGCTTTAAAAGAATTAGAAAAAAGCGAACAAAATGTAAACGATGCAGCAACTCAAATTGGTGAAACGAGTGGTCTAGTTCAGTTAAGAGAAGCTGCCGAACAGTTAATTATTGCACTTGATCCGTTATTTACCGTAATAGCAAACGTTGTTGGAGCATTTGCAACTTGGGCAACGAACAACCCCAAAATTGCTGCAGCTATTGTTGCAATAGGTAGCGCTGTAGGAATTTTAGTAGGGGCGTTTGCTGCCATTGGTCCAGCCCTCTTAGGTGTAGTCGCCTTGTTTGGTGGAGGCGCTGGAACTACTGGATTGATGGGAATCCTATCAAAATTAGGACCGTTTTTATTAATGCTCGGTACAAAAATATTACCTATTTTAAAATTAGGTTTTGCAGCATTAACAGGTCCTGTTGGAATAGCGATAGCAATATTGACTACAGCAGTACCACTGATCATCAAACATTGGGATTCTATAAAAGAATTTTTCTCCAAATTATTCAGTGGAATTTGGGAAGGAATTAAGAAATTTGGTCAAGGCGTAGTCGACTTTTTCAAACAATGGGGACCAAATTTATTAACAATTTTAACTGGTCCATTGGGTATGTTGGTAAGATTTGTCGTTAAAAATTGGGACAGTATTAGAGCTAAAACTTCCGAAATTTTCGGCAAGGTTAAAGGGATTGCAGGAACTATTTTTCAAAGTATTTATACCAACACCATAAACAAAGTTGTAGGCCTTAAAGATAGAGTGGCTGAAATCTTTGGAAAACTGAAAGATGGGATTACAAGACCGATTGAAAAAGCGCGAGATGCAATAAAGAATGCTATCGATAAAATTAAATCATTCTTCAATTTCAGTTTTAAATGGCCAGATTTAAAGGTGCCAAAACTTAAAATTAAAAAAGGTAGTTTGAATCCGATGAAGTGGTTCAGCGAAGGGTTTCCAGAAATTGATATCCAATGGTTTGCAAAAGGTGGCGTTATGACACGACCTACTTTATTCGGTGGTAGTGGAAATACTGCTTTTGTAGGAGGAGAAGCCGGTCCAGAAGCAGTTTTACCACTTAATGAACGAGTATTAGGTTCTATTGGTAATGCTATTCATGCGGCATCTGGAAGAGAAATGAGCGGTCAACAAGTGGTAAATAACTTTGAGAAAATGCTAGACGGCGCTGTATTCCATGTACGAGAAGAAGCTGATATTAAGAAGATTGCTAGAGAATTAGGCGATTATACAAAAGTAAGAGAAAGAGGGGGGCGAAGATAATGGGTTTAACATTTAACGGTAAACATTGCAGTTCTGTAGGGTTAGATGTTTCAGATACTCGCCGTCCTCTCTTTGCAGAACCAGATGTAACATTTGTAGAAGTACCAGGTAAAAACGGTGCCATCGTAATATCCAATACAGACAAACCGACTTTCAAAGATATTGATGTGGAAGTCGATTTTTTATTGGAGCCAAACGGTCAATCCTTCCACAATCATTGCAGACAAATCGTGAAATGGCTTGCAACAATCGAAAAAAAGCCACTTATATTTGATGATGATCGGGGCTATACCTACAACGCAATTGTAACAAGTCAAGTTAATATCGAACGCATTTCGCAATATGGGGAATTCACAGTCGTATTTCGTTGTGATCCGTACGAGGTGACATTATGAGTTATCAAGTGGAAATCGTTAATAAACAAACGCTCAGTCATATAAGGTTTGTGGAAGTAGTAAATGAGCCAAAAATAAAAGAAGAAATCAATGGAGAGTATTCTTTGAATTTCGAAGCTCATTATGAAGCTAAATCAATTTTGAATGCAAATGTGTTGGTGAAAGTAAACGAACAATATTATCAAATAAAAAAACTCACTAAAAGTCGTAGCGACAGTATTACATTGTCAGTACAGTGTGAGCATGTATCATATGAGCTTATTATCGATGGTGATTTCGAAGAAGATTGGGAAATCGAATCGACTGCACAAGGTATGATTAGTTCAATATTAAGTGGAACAAGGTTCACGCTAGGTGATTGCATTTCTACTAATTTCGCCTATTACAGAACGAAAAGAATTGACAAGAGACAACAATTAAAGGATGTCGCTAATCTATTTGGTGGCGAACTGCATTACGATAATTTCACTGTTCACCTTGTGCATCAACGCGGTTCTGATAAAGGACTTGATATTAAATTAGGTGTTAATTTATTGGGTGTCACAGAAGAGATTGATTTTGTGGATGGCACAACAGCTTACGAACTAGATTTGGTGGATCTATCACGAGTAAATGGCTATAAGTTGGACTTTTCAAGTGCTGAAATCGGTGACACTATTGGCATGAGTGATAATGTACTAGGAATTAATGCAAAAGAACGTATTATTGCGATTGAATACAATCCATTTAAAAGACAACTTCCGACCGTTACTGTTGGGCAATATATGCACGATTTCGCAGAGTATTTGAAGGACGAAGATGAATCTACTTTAAAAACTAATGAAACTTGGCTAGAGGTTTTTTCCATTGGAGAAACAAACGTCCTTTATTTAGATGATTTAGATACAGGTGGTGCAACTGTAGAACTAGATGAAAAAGCTCCAGTGGTGACGATACAAGTTATGCAAGAACACATTGGAGATACGATCTTGGTAAATCTATTTGATTCATCTAGTTTTCAATACGCAAATTACAATGAGCACGCATTCGACTTAAATGGAAGACTTATAATCGATGGTGATTTTCCAAGAGGTACTACAGGATCCGTAGAAATAATAATAACCGAAAAAAGCACAGGCGAAAAACGTGAATACTTTGTAAATGTGGAGGACATATCAGCTGATTCGTTTGAAGATTACTTGCTAGAATCAATTCTCGTAGGTACAGAAGAAATTATCCACCTGGAAGGCTTGAATATTTCCAATGGCGGTGAAGGTGCAGAACTATCTATTTATGAAAAAGTGAACACTATAACCATTAAAGTAAAAGCAAACTATAAAGATTATGTAAAAGCTGTATCCATTTATAATGATTCAAATGTTATTGTCTATACTCGTGGCAGTTCGCATTTCGATTCAAATGGACAAGTTATTATAAAAAGAGAATTTCCTTTAACTGATAGAGGATCTATCAAAATAGCGATCATGCATCCGGAAACGAAAGTAAAGCAAACATTTTTAGTAGGAGTATCTATTGGTTCTGAAATTTATCCAGACGATATTGTCGAGGAATCGATGGAAGAGTATTTCATGGAATTTGGATCATGCCCATTAGCTGAACAAATGACGTATGTATTTGAAAATACAGCTGGTTATGATGCCGTAAAATCCATTTCAACAGGATTAATTGGTAGTAACACTATTAATGGAACAGTTACTTTAGTTGCATCAGCTTTGGAAGGTGGTGGTAAGGTGAAAAGCGTGAAAATACTAGGGGCATGGAGTGGAACCAAACCAAACGCAGCAGTTAATGTACAGGTTGTTTGTTATAACGCTCCAAAAGAGGTGAATTAAATGGCTAATGGACTCTTTGGAGGTGGAGATGGAACAGAATCGAATCCCTATCTCGTAGAGGATCCAAATGATTTAAATGCAGTTAGAAATTATTTAACTGCACATTTCAAACAAACAAAAAATATTGATTTAGCAACATTTGGTAATTGGACACCGGTCGGAGGAGGTAGTGAGAGTTATTTTGGCGGTACTTATGATGGAGCAGATTTTACAATCGCTAATTTAACTATCAATTCGCCTGGAAGAAATCAATGCGGGCTTTTTGGGGAAGCTTGGGCGTGGAGTGGAAATAAGTCGTGGGTACGATTTACAAATATACATCTTAAGAATTGTAGCGTTATCGGGGCAAATG